CCTTTGAACAAGGTTGCTGTTATACCTTATTTTCAAGGTGGTGATGCAGTAACTACTCCAAGTGGTTCAGCAATATTTACTCAAAGAAACATTACTGTTTCCAAAAGAACAGCTTACGATAGCTGGAACTTACAAACATTAACACAGAAATACTTAGGTATTTCAGCACTTCCTCCAGGTTCTTACGAGGAAACTTTTTCATTACTTAACGACTTAACTACTGAATTAGTAGCTAAAGCTCAACAAGACAATGATAACTTTATTTGGAACGCAGCTTCAGGATCAGTATTTCCTGGATCTAGTGTAACAGCTGAAGCAGATGGATTAAAAGCATTAATTTCTGGTTCAACAGCTAACGTTGTTGTTGCTACAGGAGCTTCTGCAACTCCAATTACAGGATCAACTGCATACGACCAATTAACAGGTATGATAGCAGTAGCAGATCCAAACATCATTGATGTAAGTGATTTAACTTTCTTCTGTGGAATAGCAGTATTCCAAAGAATCATCAATGGTTTAACTACACAAAACTTATTTCACTTTGACCCAACAACGGTTAAATCAAGAGGTGGTTTTTATGAAGTACCTTTACCAGGATATCCAAACGTAGTAATCGTTGGAGGATGGGGATTAAGATCTTCAGAAAGAGTAGTATTAGGACCAGCATCTGATGCTTATGTAGGAACTGATTTATTATCAGATACTTCAAACTATCAACTTTGGTACGATATCAATAGTGATACTTTGAAATACAGACTGAGAAACAAATTAGGAACTCAAATTGGTCATCCAAAGTATTGGGTATCAAACGATCAAGCTTAACCGAACATTAACTAACTAAAAACTATAAATTATGGCATGTGATATTACAAGCGGATTTCAATTAGGTTGTCGTGACAACATGGGTGGACTTCGTCAACTTTACATCTTAAGTGGTTCAGTTAGTTCAGTGGTAGGCGCAACAAATGGTTTAATTACAGCAATCAGTGGATCAGGTACGTTCTTTTTATTCGAACTAGCTAAAAACACAGGTGACTTTACTGAAACTATTAATAGTAGCATTGAAAACGGAACAGTTTATTACGAACAAGTAGTAAACGCACCATTTCAAAAACTACAATCGTCAACTCGTAATCAAGTTAAGGTACTGGCTCAAAACCCAGACCTTAAGATTATAGTTCAAACTAATAATGGTACTGAAGACGGCGGAATAGGACAATTTTTCTATTTAGGTCAAGAAAACGGTATGACATTATCAGGTGGAACTGGACAGACGGGGACAGCTTTCGGAGATTTAAACGGTTACACTTTAACATTTACAGGAGATGAACCATTTCCAGCAAGTGAAGTAAGTGGATCAAGTCTAGCTGGTATACTTTCGGGTATAACAGAAGGATTATAAATTAAGTATATTTGAAGGGGTTACATACGTGGCCCCTTTTTATATATAGAAAAAATAAAAACAATATTTATTCTTAGACGATGATTAGACTAAATTACAGTAGCAGTGGAACAGATACGAGTGCAATTTTTTGTAACACACGAATAAGTGCCTCTGAAGTTAAATACTCTCTTACTAGTAGTTATGATCAGTCTAAATGGGAATTGTCAGGTAGTATAACCTCAAATAAAACTCAAGCCGGTTCAGGATGGTTACTTGTTCAATCAAGTAAAGATTTAGCACCTACAGCAAGTGGTCAATGGTTTGCAGATATATCACCATTGCTCTCTCCTGTAGCACCTGCTATTTGGAATCAAACAGCTTTAATCTGGCAAGATAATAATGAACCAGTAGCAATTATAGATTATATTTGGAATAATTTTCAAGAATATCTAACTGGTGCTAAAAGAGACGGTGGTTTTATAGATACAGAACGTGTTTGGGTGTCAGGATCAAATGATCCAGCTATAACTGATTATATATCTAATAATGAAAACGCAACGTTTAATACTTATCAAGACTAATGGAAAACAATAAAAAATTTAACTTCTCTGCTATTAAAAAAGAAGAATTCGCTATAAATAACGGATTTGATAGAGAGACAAACAAGTACAGAGCCGCTAATAGTGATATGCCTAAGTATATGAAATTCGGTGTTGATAATCAATACCCAGAGTATCTGATTTCATTGTACAACCAATCATCAATTCATGCTTCATGTGTAAATTCAATTGTACAAGCAATCACAGGTGAAGGATTAATAACAGAAGATGAACAAATACTAAAAGTTGCTAACAGAGAAGGAGAATCATGGAATGATATCTTCGGTAAAGTAGCTTTAGATTACAAACTCTTTGGAGGCTATGCTTTAGAGATTATTTACTCTAGAGATAGAAGCAAGATAGCAGAAATTTATCATGTAGATTTCAGTCACGTTCGAGCTATGGAAAAAAACGAACGTAACAAAATACCAGGATATTATATCAGCCACGATTGGAAACCAATTTGGAATTATACTATTCAGGATGAAGATAAAAAATTACCATCATTACCAGCTTTCAATTTAGAGAAACGCGCGGATGAACCAAAACAGATGTTGTACCATAATCCTTACAGACCAGGTCAACAATACTATCCTCTTCCCGATTACGTTGGTGGATCTAAAGTAATCGATCTTGATCAGGAAGTCGATAACTTTCATATATCAAACATTAAAAATGGTTTAGCACCATCACTTGCAATTACAACTTATACAAATGCAAATGATGAGGAGCGTATGGCTATAGAGAATATGTTAAGGTTACAGTACGAAGGTACTAGTAATGCAGGAAACATGCTCTATATGGACGTTGCAGATCCGTCGCTAAAACCTGATATCACGCCAATACCACAAAATGGAGCTGATGACTATTACACTACGCTGAACGACGTGGTATCTCAAAAGATACTTACAGCTCATAGAATTACAAGTCCAGCACTTTTAGGAATTAAGGAAAATACGGGATTAGGTAATAATGCTGATGAATTAGAAACAGCATATAGATTATTTTTGAATACTGTAGTGTTACCATTTCAACAAAGTATATTAGCTACGTTTGAAGGTTTATTAGAAGTAAATCATGGTGATATAACATTAGGTGTTGTTCAGAAAAACCCATTATTCGAATATGATGAAGAAGAAGAAGCAGAAGTAGTAACTTCTCAAGAAGCTAATATAGAAGATGAAGCAGTATTAGATGATAAAATAGAAGATAGCGCACCATTAACAGCATAAGATATGACAACAACATTATTAATAAGCGAAGCAAAAGTAAGAGCATTTAGTGATTTAAATGAATCAGTAGATGATACATTAATGGTTAATGGTATAAGAGAAGCACAGGATATCGTTATTCAACCAATTATAGGAACAAAGTTATATAATACTTTAATTGAAAAAATTGATAACAATAGTGTATCAGGGTCATATCAAACATTAATAGATGATTACATACAACCAGCATTAGTTTATTCTTCATTATATAATATTACAGAAAATGTATATGTTAGAACAAGGAATAATGGTTTATTGACTCCTACAGGGGGAGAAAATAGTATTAATGTTGATAAAAATATGTATGACACTAAACGTCAGTCTATAAACAATAAACAACAATTTTATTCAGATCAATTATCAAGATATTTAAGTGAAAACTTTAATCAATTTCCAGAATTAGGAGAGAACACATTACTTTACCAGTTCGTTCCTGATTACGGATCACAATATAGATCACCAATTGTAATGCAAAGGAATACAAGAGCAATTTATTTAAATTTAGCTCGACAAGCAGGTTTACCAATTGTTAATTCAGCATATCCATCATACCCTCCGCCGGGTCCAAATAAAATATAAAATATGGCACAAGATATTTCAGGACTGTACATCAGTCAATCATTTCAAAATTTAATACAGCGCTCCGCAAGTGGAGTATTTAATGTATTAGCAACAGCTACAGGTACAGAATTTATTCCTATATCTGCTAGTTACGCTATTTCAGCTTCACATTTATCTGGAAATGTAACTAGTGCAAGTTATGCCTTAAGTGCATCACATGCTAATAGTTCAAATACATCTATTTCAGCATCTCACGCTGTAAGAGCAGATAGTGCTTTAAGCGCATCTCATGCTGTAAGAGCAGATAGTGCATTAAGCGCATCTTATGCTTTAAGTTCTTCACATGCTGTAACAGCTTCATATGCAGAAAATGCTTCAATAGGTACATTACAACAAGTCTTAACTGCAGGTAACACAGCATCATTAGGATTTCAAGTTGCAGGTGATGCTAGAGTTGATGGAAAATTAATAGTTTCTGGTTCATCTAATTCAGTATTTGATATTGACTTATTTGATTTAGAAATTACAGGTGGATTAGATGTATCTAGAGATGTAGCAGTTAGAGATGATTTAACTGTATATGACGATACTAATTTAAGAAAAGATACTAATATTGGGTTTAATGGTGCTGCCCCAGGTTTTGGGTATAGCTTAGCAGTAACTCAATCAAACAATAACTCAGGTTCAGCAAGATTTATTGGTGATGTTGATATAACAGGTTCATTAGAAGTAGGTGATTTAGCTGATGTAAAAGGATTATTATGGGCATCTGGAAGTTACGCTTCTATTAACGGAGCATTATATGTAGGTGCTACAGGTACAGGAGCAGCTAAATCAATAAATCTTGGTGCAACTAATTTTCAACAAAGATATGGTCAAATAATTATTAATGGTAACACATCTACCTATGCTAATAATAACATATCAGAATTTATAGTTCAAGATAATAGTAGTTTAAATAACATGATATTTGGTATATCCTCATTTACTAATGCAGGTAACAACGTTCATGAAATTAAAATGGGTGCAGATCAAACATTAGATGCTTCACTTGGAAACTTAAAAATATACGCTTCAGCTTCAAGTCCAAATTTAAATATAAATGCAGATACTACTGTGTTTAATCCTGGTGGAAATATACAAATGTCAGGATCAATTAATTTAGCTGGTATAGGTACTGGTTCATCAGGACAAGTAATAGAATCAGGAGCAGACGGAATTGCTAAATGGGCTACGGCTGCAGGAGGTGCAGCATTTCCATTTACAGGAAGTGCTCAAATATTAGGTTCATTAGCAGTAACAAGATCACTTAATGTAGTAAATTATCCAGGAGATACTAGTAACCCAACATTATTAATTCACGATAAACAACAATCATCATTTAGTGATGGACCTACTTTAAGACTTAGTGGTTCATTAGCTTCATTTATTACATCTGATAAAAACCTTAATATTAATACAGATGCTGATATGTATATTGCTCCGCAAAAGCAGTTTGGATTGAATAAAGGAGCAACAAGAACTATTGGAGGAGATTTTAATATTTTTGATGCAAGTAGTAGAAGTGCTACTTATAAACACGAAGACTTAGGTGTTTCAGGTAGTATAAAATTTAGAAATACTGTCAATAATATGGGTATTGGAATAACAATGGACCCAGATGGTATGCAGTTAGAACATTATTCAGGTTCATCATATTTTCCTATTATTCAAAGAGTTAGTGCTTCTAGAGAAATTAACTTATATGATACAAACCAAAGCACTGGTTCATCAGCACAAGTATTAACATCAAATGCTAATGGAGGAATACAATGGGGAACCGCAGGTAGCCCAACATTCCAAGCAGATGGATTTAGTTATACTCAAGCTACAGCCCCTGGATGTGATTATGTATTTTCAGTAGCACTTATACCAGGTGGAACTTTTACTGTTGGAGATTTTGTAGAATTTAGAAGTTTAGATACTAAAGCAGGTAGTTCTGGAACAACTTATATAACAGTAGCTATTACACCAGGTACAGTAAGTGCAGGTACAGCTTATCCTGGAACATATAGTCAAATAGCAGGTAACCAATCTTCTGGTGATGGTAAACTTTACTATCAGAAAACATTATTTATTCAAAGTGCTACCTCAACTACAGTTTTTGCTCAAAGTAATGCAAATGAAACATCTACTGAAAGTTTTAGTGGTCCTACAAATGACACATACAATATTGACTGGACATCAGATCAAACAATATGGTATGGTGCTTGTATTGATAATGCTGGAACTACATTAACTAATCACGGATGGTTAGTTAGAAAATTATCTTAATAAGGTAAGACATAGCTATGAAACTTGGTCTAAGAGTCGGTCTCCACAGAGCCGACTCACCTTTTTTTTTAAAATAGCTAGGATACCACAAAAATCCTACGTACCTTCTCAACATGCGTTTAGAAAATGTTTAAAACGTTTTGTCGCTTTGAAAATAAATGTCATATTTATAATACGGACAGGAAAAAAGGCAACGAAACGGGATGAGAAACAAAGGCGCATAAGGCAACAACGTTACCGTGGATAAAGGATAAGAATAGCTAGGAGGCGTTAGATAGCATTCGTATATTGTCCCTGAATGATAATGGACACATCAACAAATACTACTGAACAGAGAAAAATTGTAGACGAGGCTCTCACCTCAGTCTATGACCAGTTATATATTAACGCTTTGAAAGTGTGTACATACAATTTTTCACAATGGGGGAGTGATCTCGTTGCATACGTTGTTTCCTATTTCTTAAATTTACCTTTAAAAAAACAGTATGAGGTTGTTGTAACTCCTTCTGCTAAAGTTTCTTCTCTAGAAAGGTATTTAACAAGTGCTATGTCGTTAGCAATTAGATCCTCAACCTCCCCTTTTTACACCAAATACAGAAAACCAATGGAAAAGTCTAGAGAACTATTTCCAGATTATGATTATAGTCATATAATAGGCTACGACGTTGTAGATGGAGATGATTGGTGGAATAAAATGAAGGATTCATTACCTGCGTTGATTAAACAACTACACTTTTACGATCGCTATATAATACAAAAACATTATTTAGAGCAGTTAACCATACAGGAAATACATGAAATAACGAATATAACAACATACAGGCTAAGTAGAGATATTAAAATAGCCTTAATACATTTAAAAGAATTAATAAAAGAAAACAAATAAAATGGAATCAACTATACTAAACAATTATTGGTTATTCACAGCAGCTTGTACAATTTTAGGTAGTGCTATAACCATATTTATCTTCAAATACGATAATATAAAACGTTTTTTAAATCATAAAATAACCTTCTGTATTAAGAAAAAATCAAACAGAGACGAAATTTATGATGTTTTAAAAGAATTAACACCTTTACACAAGCGTTATGTCAGAAGAATGGTTAGAGAATATCTCGTCGAATTACAAAAGCCAGCCCCAAAAGCTCAATCTAGACGGAACACCAAGAAAAAAGCTTTACAAGATGGTTAGATTAATCCCTAAAAGAATCAAATTAAAGGCGGATTATAATTTTGATACTCATTTAGATGAAGTTAGAATTTATAACGATCTACCAATAACACACAAATTTAAAAGTTTTAAAAAGAATGGAAATATTAAAAGCAATGGAACAACAAGCTCAGATAAGTAACTGGGATATAGAATCATTACCTAATTTTTTAACGGAACAAGAATGTGACAACTTAATTGGTTTAGGTCAAAAAGACTTAAAACCATCAGAAGTTGGAACTGCAGGAGAAAGATCAATAAATGATTTTAGAAAAAGTCAAACTACAGCTCTGTGTGACTGTAGTAAACAAGTTATGGCTTTAAAAAATAAAATAGCTGACCATTTAGGAGTTAATATAGATCAGTTAGAAGGATTACAATATCAATATTATAAAAAAGGCGGTTATTTTAAAGAACATGCAGATTACTTTGATGCACACAACATGAAAAAATTTGGTTTAGCATCAGGAAATAGAATTAAAACCTTAATGATTTATTTAAATTCAGATATGGAAGGTGGAGAAACTATGTTTAAAGTAGTTGATAGAGCTTATATACCACTTAAAGGATGGGGAATAACATGGGATAATGTAGATGAAAATGGTAAAATACAACGAGGTAGTAAACATTCAGCTGAAAAAGTAGTATTTGGAGAAAAACATGTAATCACTAGTTTTATTAGGGAAAAAGCTTGGAAGCCTGAGTTAGACGAAAGGCTATATCAAGAATGGAAAGCTGTACAAGATACATTACCTCCACTTTATGGTAATAAAGCATTTAGTAAAGTTAATACACCTAAAGAAGTAACAAACATCGTTACATCTATAATGATGAAGGAGAAAGATAATGCTATTAAAGAAAAAGGCATTACTGAAATCGAAGGTGATACAAATTTATTCAGTTTAGATAAATACCCAGAACAAAGAGATCGTATACACGAAATATTTAGACCCTTAGCTGAGAAATTATCTCGTAAACGACTTGAGGCTACTTACATATACGGTTTAAGAGAATATAAAAATGGTGCTAAATTAGCAATGCACAGAGATCAATTAAATACTCATTCTGTGTCTTTTAGTGTTTGTTATTTTAAAGATAAAAACTGGCCTATATTAGTTGAAGGGTTAGATCATGATGAATATTCTGTTGAATTAGAACAAGGTGAGTCTCTTTATTATCTTGGGGATAAATTTGAGCACGGACGTCCTACAGCATTTGAAGGTGAATCGTACATTGGATTTTATGTTCATTATCAAATAAAAGAAAAAAAGGCTAAAAAAACAAAACCTAATAGTCATATAAAGATGATCTAATGACAATAAGCGAAAAAAAAGCTGCATTAGAAAAACAACGTAAAAAATATGATAAGGCCTTTGTTAAATGGAATGATGAAATGCTAGAATGGGACTTAACGAAAAAGGAAAAAAGAATTGCATACGTTGAATCTAGAAAGAAAACTGATAAAAAAAGAAATCCTAATAGGACCTGTATATACGATACATTATGATAGAGAAAGGTTTATATAATTCACCTAAAGATATTAATTATGTTGTAGCCTTTTATAACGGAAATAGAAGACACTATAAGGAATCTAGATGGAAAGAATTTGTTAAAGCACACATTAAATATATAAGTAAATATCAGCCCGAAATAGGTTTAGTTAGTTTTGTTATAAATGAAAGTTTTACTAAACATGACACTGATTTAATTGAATACATTGATAAACAGAAATTAAAATTCCCCTACGAAATAATTCTTAGAGAAAACCAAGGCTTTAGTTATGGTGGGTTTGTTCAAGTAATGTATAAAAATCATAAAGATTTTAAATATACCTTTGTAGTAGAAGATGATTACATAGCTACACCAGAATTTAAATGGAAAATGTTTATAGATAAGTTTACTTATTATAACACTGGAAAAGGTAATACAGCATACGTCTGCTGTTTACATCATGATAACCATGCTGCTATTTGTAATGGTTTAATATCTAATGAGAGAATTGGAGTTGAAATAGAATTATTAGGTAAACCAAGAGGAAATAAATATAGTAATGGAGGATTTAATAATCAAATAGGTTTTATGGCTGGTTTTAGTAGAAGAAAATACCAAATAGATGATATTACAGACGTAGCTCATACTATTTTTATGGATGGAGGGAAATGGGATGGAACCTTTACTATTAATTACGGTGACACAACAAAACCATTAATAATGAAACCAATATGAAGTTAGGAAACATAGTAGAAAATATTCTACGCTACACAGGCATTAAATACATTTATGAAAAAATAAATGGTGGTGAGTGTGATAAATGTAAAAAACGAAAAGAATATCTAAATAATTTAAACAACAAAATAAATAACATATGATTAATTTAAAAGACTACGTAGTTAAAATAGAAGGGGAAAAATACGTACCTCTTGATATAGCAAAAAAAGCTGTAAAAGCACAAAAATTAAAAGAAGTTAATAAGAGATTAAAAAGTGAACATGATATAGCAGTAAAAGCTGCAAATAATGCAGTAGATAACCTAGTTAAAAAAATTAGTTCAAAACACGAACAATTAGATCCTAATAGAAATAAAAGTAATGATGATATCATTACCGCTTCGCTATAAACTACAAATATGAAAAACGATTACAAATTTAGTGAAAAGTGGTTTGAAGATGTAAAAGGTGGTTGGGATCAATGTTTTGACTGGTATGTTAATAAACAAGAACGTGAAGTAAAAGATGTATTAGAAGTAGGCTGCTACGAAGGTATGGCTAGTATTTATTTAGCAGAAAATTACCTAAAGGATGGAGCAAATTATACTGTAGTAGATACATTTGAAGGCAGCAAAGATGAAAGTGGTATGTCTGATACTATACAAGGTTTAAAACAAGACGATTTTATATATAATAATTTTATACACAATACAGGATTCTTTCCTAATATAAATTATACAGTTAAAAGAGGTCTATCACAGCATGTATTACCAACGCTAGAAAAGGAGAATAATAAATATGATTTTATCTATATAGATGGTAGCCATAAATCCTCAGATACATTTGTTGATGGATACTATGCTCATAAAATGTTAAAACCAGAAGGTATAATAATTTATGACGATTATGGTTTCGTAGATCCGCTACAAAAAGATGATATAGATCATTCTCCAAAGTTAGGTATAGATGTATTTCAATTAATTTGGGGACATGAGTACCGACAGTTACTTAGTGGTTACCAATTAGGCTTTATAAAACTAGCGCAATAATATTAGGATACCGCATAAAAGGGTCGTATATTGACGGCATATGAGCAAAGCAAAGCGTTTTAACACAATAGTAGGAATCCTTATACGTATATACATTACGTACTTCATAATTAGATACTTTTGGCTATAATGAAACAATGTATTGATTGTAGTGTAGATTTAGTTTTAGGGGAAAATATACCTCCTAGTAGGTGGAAAAGGAGTTGGTATCAATGTCGTTCTTGTAATAGTACAAGTGTAGTAAACAAACCAAAGAAAAACGCCTATATGAGGAAGTACAATAAGGATAATAAACAACATCTTAAATTAGTAAATAAAAATATCCATTCAATAAATCCAGGAGTATATGGTGTGTATAATGATGGGGAATTAATTTATATAGGCCAAAGTAAGATACCCTATGATAGAATGACTAAACATTTTTCCAAATCTAAAAAATATGTCTATAGTTCGGTTTCACAAGCATTAAGTAATGGAGAACTACAACGCGATAATCTCGTGTTTAAAATGCTTGAATTTATTGATGACACGGCTACACGTAAAAAACAAGAATCTGAGTTAATACAACGTCATAGACC